TTTAAATACATCTGCCGCAATATTTGACACGAATCCATCTGATTACACATGGTATCAAGCTGTTCCCGCATTTGGCACTACTGGTACATTAAATTATTTACTTTTTTGTAATCGTGGAAACAACTTAGTTAGCTTTGCCGTAGGTAATGCGGCCCTTAGTGCTGGAACGGCTTTGTTTGTTCCAACCGACACGGGCAATTATGATCCAACCATTTGGCAAGGTTTGGAAGATGGCTATAACATTATTGATCTTAATGCCAGAAGTGGACAATTAATTCAAACTGGCACAACCACCGTTGGTACTGGTGAAATTGCCATTACGAATAATCCACAAGGCCAAGTTATTGCATCTTTGGCCCAATTATTAGATTTTGGTGGCCCGCCAACCAAAACATCATCTGTAGCTACTTTAACAATTGACATTTATGGGCGTGTAGTTGGTTTTAGCCCACCAGACAATTTTTATTACACAATGACGGCTTTTGATGCTTCCGCTGGTCAAACGGTGTTTAGCGTTACTAGAGGTACAGAATATATATCGGGCAATTGCTGGGTATTAATTAATGGGTGTTTATTAAATCCTTCTGAATATACCGACACTAGCGGATCAACTGGAACTGTAACTTTGGCAACTGGCGCAGTTTTAAACGATATTGTTACTATTATTTCTTTTGCTTCTGTTGGCGGCTCTGGAACTTATAATAGTTTCAGCCGAAATTCTGCAACATTAAGTAATACAGGATCATACACAGCATCAGGGTTTACGCTAGTTAGTGGCAATGAATTGTTATTTTTAAACGGTACTGTAATTAATGCTCAAGACTATAATATATCTGGTCAGACTATTAGTTTTGTAAATGCCGTTTCTGGTGATTTAGAAATTATCCAATGGACAAATAACAATTTGGGCGTTCCTAACGGCACACCAGCCAATGTGGACATATTTACAACTGTTGGGCAAACCCTTTATCCATTTTCGTTTAATCCATTGGCTTTTAACCTATATAATAATGGGGTATTATTGTTGGAAACTGTGGATTATACGGTTGCTGGTGGCACATCATATACTTTGGCGCAGACACCAACAAGCAATTTGAATATTTTGGTTCAACAAACTTTTAATAGAACTGGAGCAGTTTAATGACACAAGCACTTAATTTAGCTAACTTTGCTAATAACCTAAATACTTCTGGGCAAACCAGCAATTCTGGATTGCAAAACAATTCAATTACTATTAATACAACTTCTCCTATTACTGGTGGTGCAACACCAGCCTTAGGTGGTTCAATGACAATTGCTCATGCAAACTCTGGTGTAACTGCAGCTTCTTATACCAATGCAAATATTACTGTTAATGCTCAAGGTCATATTACTGCCGCATCAAATGGTTCTTCTGCAAGTGGCACAGTAACATCAGTAGCTACTGGCAATGGATTACAAGGTGGAACAATTACCAGTTCAGGAACTTTAAGTGTTGCTTGTCCAACATTTAATACTGTTGGTAGTTATTGTTGGATTTATTTTTTTGGCGGTAGTCCAAGTGCGGGCGCTAATTATAGTGCTGGTGGGTCTTTTCAAGCAGGTCTTTTAACTGATGTTAGCAGTACTGGTTGTAATTTTTATAGTAATAATATTTTGTCAGGCACATGGAAATGGATGTCTAGCAATCAAGATGGACATGGTAGTGACTATAATGGTCTTGCCTGTAGAGTAGCTTAATAAAGGAAAATAAAATGTTTACAATTCAATATGCAAAAAATCCAATTTGGGACAATCAAGAACATACCGCTATTACTTTAATTGTAAAATTTGAAGAAATAGCTGATGAACTTCCATTTTTAGCAACTTCTCATGACCCTATGCCTTATGGTGTTGAATTATTTAATAATGCTGTTGCTGGTAATTATGGTGATATTGCACCTTATGTTCCACCGACTGTATCAAAGCAACCTTAAAAATTAAAACACAATTTGCATAATGGAATACAAAATTTATCCTAACAGCAGTCCAGAGTTTCGTTATTTACAAAAACTAGATGGAACAATAGAAATGCAAGTGCGATATATAAATGCACCAATGGGATATTATGGAAAATGGATGTCTATAAATACTGTTTCAGAGCAGAATGAAGTAAAATAACAAAAAAACAAGACATGATTTGGGGCTAAGTGGAGTGCCACTTGCCATTAACCGAGAAATGGAAAAATCATGGCATTATTTAGTAAAAACACCCTTACACAAGTAAGTGGCTTTGACAATCAAATCATTGCTGGCGAACTTGTATACAACCAAAGAACTTTTTGGAATCTATCATTTGTAAGCGGTGGTTCACCAGTTGATCTAACTGGCACAACTATTAATGCCCAGATTATTCGCAGAGAAGTATCAAATTTACAAGATACTCGTTATGGGCTATCTTTTGACATTGCCGATTATGTTCCAGAACCCGATCCAGTAACTTTAACAATTGTTAATGAAAACCCTACAAATGGTACATTTACATTGGTTATTGATGAATCAGCATGGGCAATCATGGCATCTGATCCTGAATTAAATATTGCCGCAAACAATCCCGTTGCGTTTAGCGGAAGAATTAAAATCAGTTTTCCCGCATCTGGTTCTACACCAGCCCAAGACAGCATTATTTTTTTATTATTCCTAGTTCGTTCTGATGGCGTGGTGAACTAATATGGGGATGACTGTAACTGTAACCGATCAGAACAATATATCGGTAAATGTAACTCCCGTTGCAACTCAAACCATTAGCATTGATCGTGGCTTATATGGCCCTCAAGGTGTAAGTGGTTATTCAGGGTATTCTGGCGCATCTGGCAAATCAGGCTATAGCGGTTACTCTGGAATAAACGGTATTTCGGGCTATAACGGCCAATCAGGTTATAGTGGATATTCAGGCTATAGTGGCTCTGGAATTTCTGGTTACAGCGGATTTTCTGGCGCAACTGGCCCACAAGGTTTATCTGGCTTTAGCGGTATCAGCGGATATTCAGGCGCAGTTGGCCAAAGCGGTATATCTGGATATAGTGGTTTTTCTGGAACAAGTGGTTACTCAGGGAGTGGCACAAGTGGATATTCTGGGTTTAGTGGTACATCTGGATTTTCTGGATTTAGTGGATATTCGGGTTCTGGTGTTTCTGGCTATAGTGGGTTTAGCGGTATTAGCGGCTATAGCGGTGCTAGTGGTTTATCTGGTTTCTCTGGTTTTAGCGGAATAAGCGGTTACAGCGGATCAGGTGTAAGTGGTTATTCTGGCTTTAGTGGTTATAGTGGCCAGCAAGGTACATCCATTAATATCAAAGGCACGGTTGCTACGCCAGCCGATTTGCCAGCCGTAGGCAATTTGCCAAATGATGCTTATATTGTTTCTTCCAATGGCGATCTTTATGTTTGGAATGGAACAGTTTGGAACAATGTAGGCCCTATTGTTGGCCCAACAGGACAAAGCGGTATTTCTGGCTTTAGCGGATATTCAGGTATTTCTGGTTATAGTGGATATTCAGGCATTTCTGGATATTCTGGTTACTCAGGTATTTCTGGTTATAGCGGAAGTGGTGTAAGCGGTTATAGCGGGTTTTCTGGATATTCTGGTAGTGGCGTATCGGGCTGGTCAGGATTTAGCGGTATAAGCGGTTTTAGTGGCTTTTCTGGCTATTCTGGAAGCGGTGTTTCTGGTTACTCAGGATTTAGCGGAATATCAGGCTATTCTGGTGCAGTAGGTTTATCTGGCACATCAGGTTATTCTGGTTTTAGTGGCGCAGTTGGTCAATCTGGAATTAGTGGTTTTTCGGGACTGTCTGGCTACTCAGGAATTAGCGGATTTAGTGGCTATTCAGGAATTGATGGTCAGTCTGGTTACAGCGGATTTTCAGGTATCAGCGGATATTCTGGACAAGATGGCCAATCTGGAACAAGTGGATATAGTGGCTATAGTGGATCAGGTGTATCTGGCTACAGCGGTTTTAGTGGCATAAGTGGCTATAGTGGATTTTCTGGTATATCTGGTTATTCAGGTATAGATGGACAATCGGGCTATTCTGGAATTAGTGGCTATTCTGGCTATTCAGGAATTAGTGGATATAGCGGTTATTCAGGATTGGATGGTCAAAGTGGATATTCTGGTGCAAGTGGCATTTCTGGATATAGTGGCTTTAGTGGCACTTCTGGCTATAGTGGTTCTGGTGTTTCTGGCTATTCTGGATTTTCAGGCGCATCTGGCATTTCTGGTTTTAGCGGTTATTCTGGTATTTCTGGTTTTAGCGGAATTGATGGGGCATCTGGAATATCTGGGTATTCTGGCGCATCGGGTATAAGTGGTTTTTCTGGCATCAGCGGTTATTCTGGCTATTCAGGCATTTCTGGTTATTCAGGAATTAATGGTGCATCAGGTTATTCTGGAATAAGTGGTTACTCTGGCATCAGCGGATTCTCTGGATATTCTGGCATTAGCGGATATTCGGGTAGTGGTGTAAGTGGATATAGCGGTTACTCAGGCTATAGCGGATCAGGTGTATCTGGATATTCTGGCTACAGCGGCATTTCTGGTTATTCTGGTAGTGGCGTTTCTGGTTATAGCGGTTACAGCGGCTACTCAGGAATTAGCGGATTCTCTGGTTATAGCGGTAGTGGTGTTTCTGGCTACTCTGGTTACAGCGGATATTCTGGCTCTGGCGTAAGTGGCTATTCTGGTTATTCTGGAATTTCTGGATATTCTGGCGCAGTTGGTCAAAGTGGCTATTCTGGAATTTCTGGTTACTCAGGATTTAGTGGTCAAAACGGTGGCGGTGG